CAAGTAGAAAGCCTAGCACAAGGTTGGCTAAGTTCATCTATTAACGATGTATTAAACAACGCTTTGGCTGAATTAACTAATGATGATAATGAAATAGCTGTGACTATTCAGCAAGATTCTCAAACGCAAGTTGCAGATCTTATTAATACACTTAATGGCGGTGATGATGCTTCATTAATGTCGGCAGCATGGGATGCCATAGATAATTTATAATTATGCAATATATATCGGGCATAACTAATAATTTAAACCAAACCTTTTCCATTTCTACAATAAATGGAACTATGGCTACAATTAATTTATATTATGAATCAAATCAACAGGGTTGGTTTTTTAATTTAACATGGAATGGTTCAAACCCTGCTTATGAAGTAAACGGAAATAGAATAACTGTTTTTCCTAATTTACTTAGACAATATCAATATATATTACCATTTGGATTAGGTTGCACAACATCAGATGGATATGATCCATACAATCTTAGTGATTTTTCAGATGGATATGCACAATTATTTATATTAACCGAAGCTCAAGTTAAAGCACTTGAAACAACAATATTTGTAGGTAATTGAAATTTAACCGTACATATACATTAACTGTAGGAGTACCACCTATTGGTCCAGTTACTCAAGTAACTAAATCAACACCTGGTCCTAATTATGGTTTTAATCAAACTATCGCAAGTAATCAACAACGTGCGACAGACAAAGGCGTGTTTACACGCACAACAACGGCTTCACAATCCATAACATTACCAATATCTTTAGAATTTAGTATAGATAGAGCTTTTATGTCTAGTGTTAATACTGGTACATTTAAACTTTATAATTTATCTGAAGAACAAAGAAACCAATTATTAAAACCTTATTATACACAAAGTCTTTATGTTCCTGTGCAATTAAGGGCTGGTTATGAATTAGGAAATCAAGGATTGATTTTTAATGGTCAGGTAATGATCGGTAGAAGTTACCGCATAGGAAGAAATAACATAGTTACTGAATTAACCTGTAAAGATAATTCATTTATGTATTCTAATAGTTTTTCTAATTTTACTACTAATCCACAAACTACTTTAAAACAGGCGTTAATTGATTTAAATAGCGATTTACTTACTGCGTTTCCAACTCCTCTTTTTGGTACAATACCAGATATACAATTTATAAGACCGAAAAGTTTTGTAGGTCCTACTTTTACTCAAATACAAAACATATTAGATAAATATCAATTAAATGCTACGATTGATTTATCACAATTAAGAGTAATGGGTAAAAACGAAGGATTTATCACAAGTAAAGAACCTTACGAAATTAGTTCAGCAACAGGATTATTAGATGTACCGATGCCTACAGATAATTCATCCGTAGTATGCAAAATGTTGTTTGAACCTTCATTTTACATTGGACAGTTAGTAAAACTTAATAGTACAGAAAATCCTGCATATAATGGTATATATCCTATTTATGGTATAAAACACGAAGGCATAATATCACCAAGTGTTAATGGACAATTTGTTACTACGTTAGATCTTTATAAGCCTTATGCAGGTACAACACCTGTTACTATTACAGGAAACTTAAGTTTACCAAGTTGAGTTATGGCTACACCTACTACAGAAACAAATATTCTTACTCCGTTAACACCTACTAAGCCAGATCTTAGAATTTTGTTTAATCAATTAAGAAGCGAAGTTCTTTCTGGTTTATTTTGTGCACAAACTGGTACAATAGTTAGTTTTAATGCATCTAAACAAATAGCTACTGTATCTATAAATATGCAGATGGTTATAGGTTATACTCAATCTGCCTCAACTGGACTCACTACAACAAGTGGTGAAACTACAACTTCACAAACAGTTTCTGGTACAAATCCTACATTGGTTGCATATACACACTTATATGAAGTACCGGTATTATGTTTAGGTGGTGGTGGTGGTGCAGTCACTTTTCCTATAAATGCAGGAGATACGTGCTTATTGGTATTTATAGATAGAGATATAGATAATTGGGCAGTATCAGGACAAACCAATTTACCACCTAATACTGTACGTATGCACGACATAAGCGATGCAGTAGCTATTGTAGGTTTAAGATCCCAAGTTAATCCTTTAGATAGTTATTCAACTACAGATGTACAACTTTATGGCGGTGGTACAGGAAAACCTATGATTTCTTTAGGTAGTGGTCGTGTAGGTATTAAAAATGACGTAACTAGTTTATTAACAACTTTTAATATATTAATAGATACGTTAACAGGTATAAATAGTAACTTAATTCTGGCTTTAAATACATTAAATGTAGGTGGAGCATTGACCCCAGAAATAACAGCTTTAACAACAATACAATCTACTACCATTCCAGCTTTGGCTGCGGATGTATTAGCCTTACTTAAATGAGCGCACCATTAATGATCTTTAGAGAGTTATCTCTCACCAATACAAGTCCACAAGGCTTGGATTGGCAATTTGGTCAAGGATTGAGCAATTACCTTACTGGCGATGAAGCTATAGCCATGAACATACAAACTGCCTTACAAACGCTTTTAGGTGAGGCTTTTTGGAATACTTCTTTTGGTATAGATTGGATTAATTTATTGGGAAACATTAATACCGAAAACGCTATTTTAACACAAACTAGATCAATTTTAATAGGTTGTTATGGTGTAACTCAAATCAATTCAGTAGCTGCTTCAGTCAATAATTATACCAGACAGTTGACCCTAACTTATAACATATCCACGATTTATTCAACAAACCTATCCAGTTCGACAACGATTTCCGTATAACGACGTTGTTCCTACTCTTAGATTACTATTCCTAATACTTTAGATTCCAACGGCCTAACAATACAGTCGATTTCTGAAATCCAGAACGAAATCGTGGGTGGAACTATTAGTTTCCCAGGATACGCCACCATATTTCCTGGTGCTAATCTTAATCCTAATTCTCCAGATAGTAATTTAATCAATATTTTTGCACAAGCTAAAGAAGATGTTCTTCAATATGCCCAGCAAATTTATAATTCATTTAATCCTGATTTAGCAGTTGGTACAGTGTTAGATGCTAGATGTGCTATAAATGGTGTAGTAAGACAAGGTGGTACATATACGCAACAACCTATTACGATTACTCCTTCAAGTACTGCTACCTATCCTTTTACTATTTATGGTATAGATCAACAACCATTAACGCCTTTTTCAGTATCTGATGGTGCTGGTAACATATATCAATTAGCAGGTACTTACACTTTTACAAGTTCGACACCTCAGCCATTATTATTTCAAGCTGCTAATCAAGGTCCTGTACAATCAGCTATAAATACTATTACAACTATAGTATCTGTATCAACTAGTATAGGTTCTGTTAATAATCCTACTCTTTATACATCTTTAGGACAACTTGAAGAATCTGATTCTGCATTAAGAATACGTCGCGCATCTTCCGTTTCATTACCAAGCAAAGGATATTTACAAGGTTTATATTCTGGTTTATTAACAATACCAGGTGTAGAATATGTTGTAGTATATGAAAATGATTCTAGTACCACTACAAACGGTATACCACCTCATAGTATTTGGGTTATAGTTTCTACTAATACTACTTTAACAAGCGATCTTGAAAGTGAAATTGCTAATGTAATTTACGTTAAACGTAATGCTGGTTGTGGTCAGACTAATTCTGGTACTGGTGCAACAGGAACGGCTGTTCTTTCTGGAAGTACGCTTGGTTCAATTACTTTAGGCACTGGTGGTTCAGGATACATTTATCCTCCAACTGTTACAATTACAGGCGGTGGGGGAGGCGGTGCTACTGCAACTGCTACGGTTAGTGGTGGTTCTGTTACAGGATTTACAGTGGTAACTGCAGGCACTGGTTATACATCTGTTCCAACAGTTAATATTAATCCTAACACAATAGCAGTTAATATTACACAAGTAGATGGAAGTATATTCCCAATATACTTTGATGTGGCAGTTCCTGAATCATTTTACTTTCAATGTAATATATCTCCTACTGTTGTTGGTGGTATTGTACCTAATGCTTCTGCATTAAAGAATGATATTATCAATAATTTAAATTACGCTATTGGTCAGCCAGCAGATGCTAGCCAGATTATTGCAATACTTAATTCATATGCACCAAATTGCTATATTTATAATGCCAAAGTATCCATTAATGGTTCTACGTGGCTAGATATAGTATCACCTTCAGGAGTTAATTATTTATTTAATTTACCTGTAGCTAATATCACTTTAACCGGTGCTCCATAATGGCTATTTTTCCTGTAAGACCTAAAAACAATATATTTCCTATTTATGCAAATGGGATATATGATCCGTATGTTGACGTTACTCCAAGTTGGCCTACGGCAGGTGCTCCTACTACAGGACAAATACCAACTAAGCATCTTATTGCATTAGTAAATTATTATGTAGCTAGAATTATATCGCAATATTCACAAGGTCCAAATGCACAGCGTTTAATAGCATTAATGTCAAAACAGGCATTGGCTGATGATATTTTAACGCAAATATTGTATGCTTTTGATATAGATAGTGCAGTTGGTGTACAATTAGATATTATAGGTCAATATGTCGGAGTAAGTAGAAATATTAATCCAGCTATTAGTATTCCTTATTGGGGTTTTGAAAATTATAGTAATACTGGAAATACAATAGGTTTTCGTAATTACGCTCAAAACAGTAATACTACTGGCGTATGGGAAACTTATCACAGTGCTGGTTTACCTAATAGTGCATTAAATGATGATCAGTATAGATTAGTTATTCAATTACAGATCATATTAAATTCAAACGATGGAACATTAGCTTCCATACAAAATTATCTAAATACATTGCTTCCAGGTTTTGTTAGCCTTACGGACAACCAAGATATGACACTTACTTATTATGTGTCTAATCTTTATACCACCTTGAGTACTGAAATATTACAACAGTTTTTACCTAAACCAATGGGAGTTGGTATTAACATAGTTATTTTATCGTACGGTAGTAAACGTGTCTTAAGTGACGGTAATACAAGAACAACAAGCATAGGAGATACACGTTATACTTCATTAGGAACTTAATATTATGGCAAACGAAAGAATAATTCAAATTAATAGTTCTACGCCAATAACACGTTTGCGTAATACAAATGATGTAGTGGAATTAGATAACGCAGGTCTTCCAAATTCTACGGCATCTGCACAAATCTCTGTATCTAATATTACTGGCGGTGTTCTTATCGACTATTCATCTAGTCCAGTTACAATTACTACTGCAATGTTAGCTAGTGGTTTTACAAGTGTTTATCAAATACCTTTTAATTCAACTTTGGCTTCAGCACCTACTAAAATAGATATTACTTTAATGTGTAATTCTTTAGTTTTATCTAATTTGACTACAGTCTTTGGTAATATCGTTTATAATTTAACTGATACTCAATATTTTTATGTTGCCCTTTCAGCACCAGTACCAGACGGAACCCACAAAATTACTTGGAGAGCATACGTATAATATGAAATACTTAAAATACATTTTATTAAGTTTATTACCTTTGGCAGTTTTTGCACAAACTACGCCAATTAATAATCCTACTTTAACTGGAATAGTAACAATTAATTCAACACCATCTGTTACTAGCAACATGACATATGTTGATAGTTCTAATAGATTACAATTGTTAACACTAGGAAGTGGATTATTATTATCTGGTGGTGTTTTAAATACTACAGGCGGTGGGGGTGGCGGTGGAGGTATATCGGCAGTAAGTGGAACAACTAATCAAGTTATAGCTGTTACGACAAATAATGCAGTTACTTTATCTACACCACAAAACATTGATACAGGAGCAGCAGTGCAGTTTGGTAGTTTGGGTATTGGTATAGCTCCCAGTGTAAGCATACCTATTAATTTCCAACCTACTGTTACCGACAACGCAGGGGGAGGAAAGGCAGTGCGAATTTCCCCTACAATAACTCAGACACAAACAGGTGATACAATTTATGACACTATACTTGGTGGTATTATAAACGCCAATAGTTTTACAGGAGGCAGTATATCAGAGCTTACTTTAGGTTCACCTACTGTTTCTGGTTCTTTTAGTACAGGTTATCAACTTTACTTAGCTGGTTTAAATTCTGGTACTTTCAGCACGAAGTATGGCATTTTCCAAAATGGCACTGAAACTAATCAGCTTAACAACTTAAAGCTAACCCCTTCTGGTGGCGGAGGAATAACGTTTGCTGATGGTAGCGTACAATATACGGCAGCTACAGGCGGTGGTGGGGGTGGAGGATCAGTTACTGCGGTAAGCACAGGAAATTTAACTCCTTTATTTGTAACTAATGTTACCAATTATACAACAACACCAAATATTACATTTACACAATCTCCAGTTGGTGGATATACCATTTATGGCAATAGTGTTGGATTAACTGGTTACCCAGCATTTAATAGTATTTCAAGTTATTTAGATAGTTTTAGT